CAGCAGCATCCCTCCTGGCTCAGATTGACGCAGCGATAGAAGCACTGCTAACAGGCGGTGCTTCATCCTACGCAATCGGAAACCGCAGTGTCAACAAACTTGATCTTGGTGATCTGTTTGAGCAGCGAAACATATTACAAACTCAAGTCGAACGTGAAGCGGGTGGTGGTCTCCGGGTCGCCAAATTCCAAAGGCGAAGCTCTTGATTTCTAAAGCACTTGATTCGGTCATTGGTGCATTATCTCCTTCGTGGGGTGCGAAGCGTTCTAAAGCTCGCCAAGTCATGCGAGCTTACGCTGGTGCCGAATCCAGCCGATTAACCAATCACGCAAAGCCAAAAAACCAAGCTGCGGACAGCGAGCTTGCTGGTCCATTCGGTGCGGACTCGCTGCGGGCTTGGTCACGCAAGTTGGTACGAGATAATGCTTACGCCTGGGGCGTTGTCGATACCATCGTCAGCAGCGTGGTCGGATGCGGCATCACTGTTCAATCAATGGTCGAAGAGTCCGATGGATCAGATATCGAGGACGTAAACTGGCTGCGAGATGAAACGTGGCAACGTTGGTGCGAAGTTTGCGACATCAACGGGCAATATACGTTCGATGAAATGCAGCGAATGGCACAACGGGAAATCGTCGAAGCTGGCGAAGTGCTGATCCACATGGTAACGACCCGTGGCAAAGAATACCGTGGCATTAGTCGTCCGGTTCCGTTTGCTTTAGAGTTAGTCGAAGCTGATCGGCTTGCTGCGGACAAAGATACTTACGCTATTGCAAGGGATGGTGGTAAGCGAATTGTTCGTGGTGTCGAGCTTGACGAGCTTGGCAAACCGATTGCTTATTGGATTTACCCGCAGCACCCGAATGCTCCGCAGGGATGGAACCGTGAGCCAGTTAGAATCGAAGCAAAGAACATACGGCACTTGTTTCGCCGTGATCGTGTTGGGCAATCCCGTGGCGTAACTTGGTTTGCACCAGTCATGTCTTGGATTCGTGATCTTGGCGTTTACGTCGATAACGAATTACAAGCCTCTGCCGTTGCGTCCTGCTTTGGAGTCGCCATTAAAACCGAGGGTTCGTTTCCTGGTTTGTCTGGGGAGTCCACCGAAGCCGACACGGTTGATGACAACGGGAATACGTTTGAGTACCTCGAACCAGCAATGGTCGCTAGGCTTCGTCCTGGGGAGTCCATTGAGTCGATAAATCCCGGCAGGCCCAATAGTGCTTCGGAACCCTGGATCAACCTGATGCTCCGTGGCATTGCCGTTGGCACGGGTTTGAGCTACGAGGTGGTTGCCAGGGATTACTCGAAAACAAACTACAGCAGCAGCAGAACCAGCCAGCTTGAGGATCGCAGGCGTTACCGTTGCTGGCAACGCTATTTGATCAACCATCTTTGCCAACCCGTTCGAGATAGATTTACTGAGTCTGCGGCTCTTGCTGGCGTTAAGCACTTCCCTCGAATGTCTGAATTACTGGACGACCGCAGGGCCGCAGATCCGGTTGAGTGGCAAACGCCTGAATGGGAATGGGTCGATCCGCAGAACGAGCAAGCAGCTTCGCAAGCGTCTATTGATGGATTGCAAAGCACCTACCAAGTCGAGCTTGGTTCCCGTGGACGCAACTGGCGACAAGTATTCCATCAACGAGCCAAAGAAGAATCGTTGAAGCGTCAGCTTGGATTGGTGACGTTGGAGGAAGCCAAGGTTGATGCCAAGACCGAAGCAGCACCGATGGCGACCGGCAGCGGTGAAATGGCAGATATGGGACGCAGGCAGTTTCAGAACAACCGCAAAGCAATCGAGGATTTGCTGAACGAGTTCATTGCCGGGGTTACTAGCGAAGCAAAAGTACGCACGTTCCTTTCAGGTTTGGGTCTTGGCGATGCAATGATTGCGGAGCTAATCAAAGACGCATCGGATGGTTCGCTTGATGGACTTCCAGCACCGGAGCAAGTAGATGCCCAATAAGAATGGCAAAATCAAACTGAGCAGGCTAACGCCAGTGCCAGAAGAAAAGATGGTCATGCGGTTAGCCACCGTGCGTCAAACGGATTCCGGTCCGATGACGGCAGTAATTGCAACAGAGAACCCCGTCGATAGATACGACGAATCCAGGGACATGGTGATTCGTGAAGTCCTGACAATGGATGGGTTGAAATTGCGTGGTGGCAAAAATCAGATGCCAATCGTGGACAGTCACGACCGCAGCAGCGTTGCGAACGTACTCGGTTCCGTTCGTCGAATGCGGATAGAAAACGACGAACTGGTTGGCGATGCGTTCTTTGCGAGCGATGCAAGAAGCCAGGAAGCAATGACCAAAACGCAAGAAGGTCATTTGACGGACTTTAGCGTTACAGCAATCCCACTTGACGGAGTATTCGTTGAACGTGGGCAAACATACACGACAAATAGCGGCACAGTGGTTGAGGGTCCGGCGAGCGTTGTAACGAGCTGGATGCCAACCGATGCTTCTATTTGTGCAACTGGTGCTGATGAACGGTCGGTCGTTCGTCGCAGTTATTTTGAGATCCCCGATATTAAAAGGGAAGCAGATATGGATGAGTCATTAGTTCAATCCCTGGTAGCAATGGGGATGCCGCAAGACTTATCAGACCCGAACACAGTGCTTGCTTGGGTGGTTGGCAATCTGTCAGCTAAAGAACCCGCTATGCAAGAACCCGTCGAACTCGTTGAACAAGCGGAACCCGTTGAGTTGCCGGAATCCGAGGAGGATGAAGAAATGGCAGTTGAGAAAGCTGATTCCGGTGTACCGGAAGAAGAAGTTGAAAAGACCATCGACCGTGCTGTAAAGGCCGAGCGATTACGTCAACGTGAAATCTACTCCGCTTGTGAAAAGCTGGACATTGAACGCTCCTTTGCTGATGAGCTTGCAAACAGCGAGAAATCGCTTGACGCTGCTCGGAAAGCAATCATCGAGCGAGCCGCAAACAAAGCTATTGGGCAAACTGCCGAAAGTGAAAGCATGAACGTAAATGTCACTCGAGACGAGTCGGATAAGTTTTATCAGGCAGCTAGCGACGGATTGGTGCAGCGTGCTTACCAATCCGCAGGAGTGCAAAAGCGAGTCGATAGTCCTTCTGCCGGATCAAGCGACTTTGCTCATCTTGGCTTGCGTCGAACGGCAGAAAAGTTCGTGCAACGCATGGGTGGAAACACCGACAAGATGAACGCCCGTGACATCGCTATGGTTGCGATGGGTCATCCCGGTGCAATGAATCGCTTTAACATCCAACGTGATGCGTACCATACGACTGGCAGTTTTTCGCAGTTGATGTTGGACGCTGCGAACAAGACGCTGCTCGCCGCTTATGACGAAGCACCTTATACGTGGAGTATCTGGGCTCGCCAAGCGTCAAGTGTTGCCGACTTCAAGGCGATCAATCGCATTCGGTTCTCCGAGGTTGCGAACCCGGAAGTTGTGCCAGAGAACCACGACTATCCCGAGTCACCGATGAGTGATGCGAAGGAAAGTTACAAGGTGGAAAAGTATGGTTCGGTTTTCACCGTGTCATGGGAAACCGTTGTCAACGATGACCTCGATGCAATTAGCCGAATCCCTGCGATGCAGGGGAACGCTTGCCGTCGAAAGCAAAACGCTGCTGTTTACGGTGTGCTGACTGCCAATGCAACGATGGCTGACACTGGTGCGTTGTTTAACACGACCGCACAGACGACTGCGGGTGGTCACTCAAACCTTGCCGCAAGCGGTGCAGCGATTAGCGTTGCAACCTTGAACACCGCTTTCACGTCGATGATGACGATGAAGGGGCTGGGAACTACCAGCGATGCGATCCTGAACATTCAGCCATCGTATCTGATTGTTCCGGCTGCTGCTGCGGCGACTGCGTTGCAGGTTGTCGGTTCGATTGCTGATCCAAGCAATGCGGCAGCGTCTACCGAAGATGCGACCCGTCCAAACTTCAACAGCAACACGCTGAACATCTACGGTCCAAACGGTTCACGACCGCTGCGAGTGGTTGCCGAGCCTGTGCTGGACGGTAACAGCACGACTGCTTGGTACTTGGCAGCAAGTGCAAACCAGATCGACACGGTTGAGCTTAGTTTCTTGCAAGGCGAGGAATCGCCAGTGCTTGAGAATGAGTGGGACTTCGACAAGGACGTTTACAAGTACAAGGTTCGCCAGACGTTTGGCGTTGCCGCAATCGACTTCCGAGGGCTTTACAAGAACGCTGGTGCGTAACCAGTAACGTAGCGGAATGCGAGAATCGTTTTACTTTTTAAGGAATTAGGTTATGGCTGGTATTCAAGATTTTGTGGAGTTCTGCGAGGACTTTCTTGGTCCCATGACGTTGACGGCATCGCCTGCCGGAAACGATATGTGGGACATTGCGGATACTTCGTCTGCTGGTACTCCGACCTATACGGTTGGCGGAATCAACGGCGAAGCGACGCTTGCGTTTGATAGTCAGTCGGAGGTTCAAAACGTCTGCTTGTTCCAGAGCGATGTGTTGAACTACGACATTGACAATCTGATCGACATTGAATTGCGTGTGAAAATGGGACAAGCTGCGATTGACGCAGCCTCAATGGTGGCGTTTGGCTTGTCCTCTGCCCGCAACGATGCGATTGACACTATCGGTGAGCAGGCTTTGTTCCGTGTTATCGGTGCTGATAGCACTACCAACGTGGTAGTCGAAAGCGACGATGGAACGAATAACAACGATGACGTTGCCACTGGC